ATGCCAGCTCCATGCGCTTTCCTGCGGCCTGAGCGTCCAGGTCGCGGATGCTGTCGATCAGTTGGGCGATGTGCTGGTCTTGCATCGGATTACTCCTTGACCACAGCCCGCATACCAACGCGAGAGGTCTTTTCATAACGAGCGAACTGGGCGGCTTGATGGGCGCTCTTGACGCCTGTGGAGACGTCATCGCGCTTGATCTGGTCGCGGGTTGCAACACGCCCGAAGTGAGGCGGCTGGTTCAGTGGCTTTCGTGGATTCCAGAGGCTCATCGCTTACCCCCTTCGTTCTCTTTCTTTGCCTTGGCTTGAGCAGCCATGGAAGCGATTCGGGCGGCCTCCATGTCCTTGATGTAGCGTGGGATGTCTTGCATTTCTTCCTCAGAACTTTTTGAGTTACTCAATCGGTTTTCATCAGTGCGCCAAACGGTGACGCAATGGATTTGGGGAGGCTTTCTGAACACGGCGCGACACCTCCAAAAGCATCTGTTTCAACGCTTCATCAAAAGAAACACCGCGCTTGATTGCTTCCAATTCGATAGCGCGGTATTCATCATCTGTAAGGCTTTCCAAATCGACGGCGGTGTAATTCATTGTTTTGTGCCTTGTAAAAGGTTTGGCTACGCGGCCATGAGGTGGCCCCAAGAACCCATGTCAAGCCGGGCAGGTGACAAAGAATTGCGCTCATGTTTTTTCATACGAGCGAACTCCTGCAAAGCCAGCCGATAAGCAACCGCTGGCTCCTCACCGTTGAAGTAGTCAACGATGAAATCCAGATCACCCTTTTCTTCTTCGTTTGCACGAAGCATTGCGACGGGTTTGCGGGCGAGGGAACGGTTGCGATAGGTCATGGTTTGTTTTGGTTGGTTGGTGGGTTAAGCCGTGGTGGCTTGCTTGGGTTTGCGGGGCTGGCGGAACCACTGAGGCTTCAGTACGCGGAGCTGCCACACGCGAGCCTCAGGCACGTCCTCAGGCCATTGGGAGATAGCGCCAGCGGTGATACCCAAGAGGCGCGCCAGAGCTGCTGCTGTGCCGCCTGCGAGTTGGATTGCTTGTTCCGTTTTCATGGCGCTATTTTAAGCGCACTAAAGTCATGAATGCAAGCGTGCTAAACACCTTTAGTGGCCTAATTTCTGGCATGTCAACTCTTAGTCAACGCATACAAGAAATCGTGGCGGCTGGTCACAGCAAGTCAGCGATAGCTCGCGCAGCGGGGAAAAGTCCCTCTGCTGTGACTCAATGGATTACGGGCGACACCAAAGAAATAAAGGCGGATTCCGCAGCGGGCATCCAGAACGCGACAGGCTTTAGCGCTGTATGGATCGCTACGGGCAGAGGGGCGAAAAGAGTGGCGGTGCAGAACGTGGCACCGTCGCCACCAAGAAGAAGCATCCCTCTGATTTCATGGGTACAAGCGGGGAGCTTCAACGAAGTGCAGGACGTTTTTCATCCAGGCGAGGCGGAGCGCTGGGAGGATGCTTATCAATCCAACCCCAGCGAAAACGCATTTGCACTAGAGGTTACAGGCGACAGCATGGAGTCCAAGATTCCAGGAGAGCGTTCATTTCCACCGGGGACCATCCTGATTGTTGACCCCAACAAATCAGCCGGGGAAAACGACTATGTGATCGCCAAAGATGTGGTCACCCAGCGTGCCACCTTCAAGCAATTGAAGTACGACGGCGGGCGGTGGTTCCTCAAACCCCTCAACCCAGCGTATCCAACGGTGGAGATTGACGACCCAGCCATCCGGGTGATTGGCCGTGTCATTGAGTATCGGATTGGCGGGAAGCTATGAAAAGCCTGTTGAAGTGGTTGGCAATCGTCGCGGGCTTCATTTTCCTGTGGTCTGCATACGAGGACTACTCTTGGCAGATACGTGTCCTGCCGTGCGCAATTGGCTATTTACTGTTCTCAATAGCGGATCTATACAAAAAGCTCCAGGCGCAAGAAATGGAGATGCAAGAAATTCGCGGGAAGCTCATGGAGGCGGAAAACCTTGCCAAGCTGCCGCCACACATCGCATTTGATGACGATTTACCAACCTACGAGGAGAGGAAATGAGAAAGGTAGCCTTGCTGGCCGTGCCGCTTTTTGTCGTTGGCTGCATGAACATGCCAACCCCACCCGCCCAGATCACCGGGGCTTACGTATCACCCACCAAGTACGACGCCACAGACTGCGCGGGCCTGTCTGCTGAACTGGGCGCACTATCGCGCCGCGAGAACATTTTGGTGACTGCGCAGACGCAGCGCATCAAAACCAGCGAGACGCAGGCGTTTTGGTATGGCGTCGGCCAAGGCGATGGCGTGGAAGCCGCTGAGCTGGCAACAGTGCGCGGAGAGCGTGAAGCCGTCAGAACCGCAATGGACAAGAAGGCTTGCAAGTAATCGCCGCCAGCTTTGTTGCAGCAGCCCTCCTCCTGCCCTGTCTAGCTGATGCCAGGATTCCCCGCGATCCGGCCCAAGTGCGGGCGTTCCGCAATGAGAACCCCTGCCCTGCTACTGGCGAGCGCCGGGGAGCCTGTCCGGGTTGGGAAGTGGATCATGTGACGCCGCTTTGTGCAGGAGGCGAAGACAGGCCCAGCAACATGCAATGGATCTCAAAAGAGGACCACCGCTTCAAGACGCTGATTGATGTGCGCGAATGCCGCAAAGTCAAACAGCACGGTTCACACTAACTGTAGGTGATGGAATGAACATAGAAATCGGCGGCGATCCCGCAACGGGCGACATCCACATCATCGCCACCATTCAAGGACAGAAACGAGCCATCCTTTCGCTGCGGCCAAAGGAAGTTATGCCATTTCTGCAAAGTCTTGTTTCCACCGTTGCCCAACATCCAGACATTGAGGTGCGCAAGGCGCTGTATCAGCATATACAGCCATCAGACTGGAAAATTCTGGGCTCCAGTGGCTCAGGCGTGCATCTGAGCTACAAGGCCTCATCCATAGATGGCGGACTTGAAATGCCAGCGGAGATGGTCCGCGCTCTGGCTGCGGCATTGGATGGCCCGCCAATGTCAGCCCAATAGATTCACTCATCACCACCTCCTAGCCCGCACCACGCGGGCTTTTTTGTGCCCGAATGGTACTACGTATGCACCTACGTAGTTAAGCCCACTGAAATTTTGTTTAGCGCGCTTGCATCTTTTTACTTTAGTGTGCTAAAGTACACCCATCGCAGCAGTGATCAACAGCGCGAAGGGGTAGCAAGCATCGACTGGCCCCGCGCTATCCAGTCTCATGTTTTGTGAGGCGTGGCTCTAGTAAGACGAACGGCACAAGATTGTCGGAACGGGTGCGGTAACTCAAGCCCGGTCATGTTCACGAAACATGAGCCCGCAACCTGTCGGGCAGCAATACAGGAGCCTTTCGCAAGAGAGGCAAAACCAGAACCCATTCGCTGAGTGGGCTGTGGTTTGAAGGAGGCATATGAACGATACGTTTTCTGCCCGTATGAGTTTGAGTCTTCGCTATGACGCGGAGATTGGGCTGAGGTTTGACCAAATAGGAGATGACATGACATTGCGCGATCAAGGTTTCCGCTTCATCAAACGCGGCAACGAATTCAAGTGGCAACACCCTGGGGATTTGCGGGCGTCAGATGTGGATTGCACGGACATGGGCGATGACGAGTTCGCAGCTTATGTTGCCGCTCAAACAGGCGGTGGTGCGGCATGACAAAACCACAGCACACACCAGCGCCATGGAAAGTGTTACTCCCTGATGAAGGGCTTGAGAAGTACCAACTCCGCGTGCACAGCATTCTGCATGGCGCACGGTCTGGGGTGGCATCTGTCCTGCATCCGCAAGGTGACGGCACGGAAGATGCGTTTCTCGAAACGCGAGCAAACGCCGCATTGATAGCGGCAGCGCCGTACTTGCTTGACGCTCTGCAATTCGTCATGACCGCTACTGGAGAGCAACTGACTACAGCGTTTGAGCAAGCCCAAGACGCTATTGATCTAGCACTTGGCGAAGAAGACGCATGGGAGTGCAGTTCCTGTGGTGGGCAGGGCAAATACACGCGCTATCACAAGGTCACACACCAACTCGGATCGGATGAACTGCCGTTTTGGGACGAGTGCGAAACCTGCGGCGGTCTTGGCTCTTGTGGGCCAGATGCAGAACGCCGCGCATCAAGAAAGCGAGCAAGGCAATGAATCAACCAGGTGAGGGCCGTATTTATTGGGAGCGGCTCTGCGCGCTGCAGCCATACAGCTTCGTCCTCTTTGGCGACCCGCCAGGTGTGGTGCGGGCGCCGGACAGCGCAGGAAACTGGCTTGAGCGGCACAAGGTGCAAGAAATCGTTGATGCCGCTCAGGTGGAGATTGACGATCTGCGGAGAAGGCTAGCCGACGAGCGAAAGCAAGTTACGCAAGAGTGCATCGACCTCGTGTACATGCATGGCGGCAGCGTAGAGACCGAAGCGGCCCTACGTGCCATAGGAGGGCTGAATGAGTAGCGAATTGACTGACGCAGCGCTGAGCGGTTACCCGCCGCCTTTGCCAGACTTAGGACAGGGTGTGGCATCACACCCCAAGCTCGGGCATCTCTATGACAAGCTGCAAGTAGATCAGCGCATGGTCAGCTATGCGTATGACTTCTTGGCGGCTTTTATGAACGTTCGCGGCGAGTATCTGACCAACGATGCCAGCAGAGAGGCGGCGATACGTGATGCGCTTCGCGTAGCAAATGCACGATGGTTTGCGCTTGCGATGAACGCAGCCTCATACCTTGAGGACGCTGCGAATTGTCTGCGCGATGCAGAAGCGAGGGGGGCTGCCCTTGGCGCGGCGGAGCATGTTCGCAAGCGCTGTCATGAACTATTGGATGGCAAGGAGGTATGGGGTGAATAGCTTCGCAGACAAATTGATTGGGCTATCCATTGGCATCTTGATTGGGCTGGGAATTACCTTGGCGCACGAAGACATTGGCCGCAGCAAGTGCGAAAAAGATTTGCCTAGGACGCAGCAATGCGTGCAGGTGTGGATGCCGAAAAGCACAAGCCAGTAACCACCGTCCCGGCCAAGCGCCGGGGCCATCATTGAAGCGGACAAAGGAAAGACGCAAGTCGAATGGTTTGCTAGGAGGACTGCACGCGCAATGCGGTTCAGCGCAATGCCTGCCCGGGCTGCCCGGCCCGCTTCAATGATGGTGAATGCCCAGTGGTGATGGGCTGGGGAAATCGAGAGCCAGAGCTACCGGCGCGACGCCGCAAGAGTTCAAGCCGGGATCACCTCCGGCCACCATCAATTTACCCACCCTTATCCAGTAACGGATAAGTCTGAGTGTTCAAGTGGGCTGCGGCGTGGAAGGACACGCAAAAGGCGAGCGGCACCCATACCGGGCAACCGGGTACAGCGTGGCGGACACGGCTCAGGCACTGATCAAGCTCGCGCACTCTTCCGATAGCTGGAATCAAGCCCAGCCAGCCCACTTGAACACTTAGTTTTCCACCGCCCGCAAGCAGCGCAACTACCCTCCTCTCTCACTTTGCTTGCGTGCCTTCGGGCAGGCGGTTTTTCTTCACCTACGGCCCTCCATGTGAGGGTCTTTTCATTTCTGGAGGTTGCTATGAATACCCACCTGCACGACACCTTCGCACGCATCTTTGCGACAAACCCCGCAGTTCCACGCCAGTCCATCAACGATGACGACATCTATGTGATTGATGTGAGCGAGCGTCGGATTGTTCGTGAGTACGGCTCCAGCAGCGCGACAGCACGCGATGCGCGCACGTTTGGCATCACGGTGAAACCCGGACAGGCTGCACTCAAGGGCCTCCAGCTCAAGGGTTCTGGATTGATTGACTTGGAGGTTTGAGCAATGGCTACACCACACCCCCACGCAGAGAGCATGCGTCTGTACGCGGAAGACGCTGCAGAGACAGACACCCCTTGGCGACAGTGGGAATTTCGGCGGATGCACTGCATCGACTGGGCACCTTGTACCGCTCACCCTGCTTGGAAAAAAGACTGCGGCTACCGCCGCAAACCTCGCACGATCACGGTAAACGGCATTGAGGTGCCTGAGCCTGAGAGGAAGCCGTTGCAACGCGGTGAGATGTATTACACGGCTGATCCAAGTCGAATTGATATGTATGACTGGTACGAATGGGGTGAAACAGAACGTGACATTGCACGTCTTGCACGAGGGATCGTTCACCGCACTCAAGCTAATGCAGCCACCCACGGTGAAGCAATGATCGCACCAAGCAAACGGGAGTCTACATGATGCCCCCACTCGAAAACATCAAGTTCTGGGCAGGCGCTGGCCTCCTTGCTCTTGTCATGAGCAGCAGCCACTTGCTTGACGGCCCGAGCGACTTTGAAGCAGCTCAGGCCACCGAGGCCAGCCTAAATGACGCACTCGCGGCGGCACAGGCAGAGCGTCCCGAGCTGTGGACAGCAGAGCAGAAACAACGTGCGCGGATTGCTGCGCAGATCGTAGCCAAGGGGGAAGTGCAATGAGCGAAATGACAAAGGAGCGGCTGCGTTGGCTGGCTGAGTCAGCGGTACTTGGCATCTTGACTCGCACAACGGTATTAGTGACACGCGATGCCAACTGCGAGCGCGAAGGGTTCCCTCTTCCGATCAAGCGCAACAAGATGCCAAACCCAGACGGCACGATCACTCAGGAATACCGCCCCATGGCGATCCTTGAATACGTAGATGACGTACTGAGTGGCGAGCTAGCCGCCCGCAAAGCGCGTGACCGCAAGGCCGAAAAAGACAGCGCAGCAGCGCAGATCGTAGCGAGGCAAGAATGACGGAACGAACTTGGCATAAAGGGCCACCTCCGCATGTCGGTTGGTGGAATGCGAGCACCGTACGCAGCAGCTATGCGTGGCGCTGGTGGGATGGGGAGCGCTGGAGCCTTGGTTGTTATCCAGCAGAAGACCCAGAACACATCGCTGTGGATGCTACGACTCCCGTACCTCACTCCAGAAAAGTCGAATGGACAGACTACTGGCCCGAAAACGCCCGTGTCCCGCGTCTTGATCCTACTGATGGGAACTGGACGTTCAACGTGGATGGGAAGCAGCCGGACTATGAGGGCCGGGTTGAAGTGGTGTTTAAGTGCGGCAAACGAAACGCAGTTCACTCATCTGGCAGCTGGGCGTGGGAGCTTGGTGATGGGGCATTCCACATCGTTGCATGGAGGCCAGCCAAATGACCCGCCCAACAAACTGGCCATTCCGAGATTTCATCAAAGACGGTCAGACCCATCGTGTAGCACCACCGCCACCTCCACCTGTTGAGGATGCGCTGTTTTGAGGAGATAGCAATGAGTGAAGCAAAGCCGACACAAGGCAACGCATACAACCGCCGTGAGGGCTATTCAACAGTTTATGTATTCGTACCTATTGGTAATGGGCTAATCCAAGAGGTTGCGGCATGCGGCCCGACAGAATCAGGCCAAGACGAACAGCAAGCAAATGCAGATTTGATTACGGAGGCATTCACGACGCACCACCAAACAGGCCTCACCCCCAGTCAGCTTGTAGAGCGGGTGAAGGAGCTGGAGGGGGCGTTGAAAGCCTGCGCTGCTGTATGCGCAGGAGAAACCATGAGCAAGCGGGGGCTGATTGATGCGCTCGACAGAGCCCGCGCCGCCCTTGCCAAGTCAACAAGCATTGGAGACACGCAATGCAAGACGTCGAACTAGACCTCCACCCCACTGACAGCCTGATTTTCTGGACGGTCATCGCTGGATCAATTTTTACAGCAGCTGCATTTGTTGCAGGGGTGCTGTATCCGTATTGGAGTTGATATGCGACTTCGAGATAGACAACTACCGGGCCGACAAGAGGCCCTTTTTTTGGTCTTGATTAAGCAAAGCCAAGACCCACTCATGCGGCGAATTGCGGGTTTGGACAAAGAGCTACGACCGCAACCGTCAAGCATGTTTTTCGGAACCTTAACTTTTTCAAGCGGCGTTGAGGATTTGACGCCAGAAGCCCGGGCGCTCTTGCCCTTTTAACTAGCCACTTCAGTCTCAAAGGAGAACACCATGGCATTCGTCGCAACAAAACCCACCAGCAACTACACCCCCCCACCAGCAGGCATGCACATTGCTCGATGCTATCGATTAATTGACTTGGGGACTCAGCCGAAGTCCTATCAAGGCAAGCCAACAGGCGAAGCCCGCAAGATCATGGCATCCTGGGAATTGTTGGGCGAAGACCGCATGGATGACGGCAAACCTTTCACCATGAGTAAATCGTGGTTCCTGTCCATGCATGAAAAAGCAGCGCTTCGCAAGGATCTGGAATCTTGGCGCGGCCGCCCGTTCAGCCTTGAAGAAGAAAGCAGCTTTGATGTGTCCAAACTGCTGGGCGCGTATTGCCTATTGAACGTCATTCAGGAGCAGGGGCAAGATGGCAATCAGTACACCAAGATTGGTGCAATCACGCCACTCATGAAGGGCATGCCAAAGCCAGACCCAGTGAATGAAAACAGCGTCTTTGACATGGATGATCCAGACATGGCGATGTTTGAAAAGTTCAGCGACAAGATGAAGGAAGCCATTCAAGCATCGCGCGAATGGCGCGCCCGTAGCTCTGGTGGTCGGCCTGCTACGACAGCTACAGCGCCGCAGCGTGCATCCTCTGGTTTCGATGACATGGATGACGATATCCCATTCTGATCATGCGGCTGCCTGACCTATCCGACGATCAGAAGATGGCTTTGATCGGGCGTCAGACCGTACTCAGAAAGTGCAAGAAAGACGCCCTGCAAACCCTGCGTGATGTGGTTGTGCCACTGCTAAACACAGGAGCAGACACCACCAACATTCGAGCGCAGATCACGCCATTGATAGATCAGATAGAGGCTGCTGACAGGGCTCTATCTGAACTCTGTTAACCCCACCCCAAAGCCCTCCATGCGAGGGCTTTTTTATTGCCATGCCCCAAACCCAATTTGCCAACCGCAAAAACCCATGGACAGGTGAACGAATGACAAAAGCCAACCGCGTAATGAAGGCCATTGACCCCAGTGCTGTGACCATTTGTGATGACCCGGTGCCAGCGGTGCGCAACTCGCCGCAAGGCAAGTACACAGCCCTGTTCAACAAGCTGGAGTACGGGAAAGCATTGAAGTGCCCACCCGGCACAGCGGGTGCTATTGCAGCGGCTTTGCGCAAGTGGATTGAGGATCGCAAGAAGCCCGGAACCGTGCGGTACGTTGCCAACTACGCAGAAGATGGGACTGGGCGTGTGTGGCTGCTGGAGCCTGAAAAGAAATTGAAGGTGGCAGCATGAAACTCAAAATCTGCAAACTCCATCCAGACGCGCAACAACCCACATACGGAACCCCCGGCGCGGCCTGCTTTGACCTGCACACAGTTCACGGCGGCGAAGTAGGTGTGTATGAGTCCAGAACGTTCGGCACAGGGTTGGCGTTCGAGATTCCCGAGGGCCACGTCCTGCTCGTTTTCTCACGCAGTGGGCACGGGTTCAAACATGGCCTTCGGTTGTCCAACTGTGTCGGAGTCATCGACTCTGATTACCGGGGCGAATTGAAAGTCCAACTGCGCAACGACACCGCTATTCGGTTTGGTTTTGAACCCGGTGACCGTGTGGCTCAAGCCATGGTCGTTCCTGTCCCTCAGGTTGAGTTTTCGGTGGTGGAGCAACTGACCATCACAGAGCGCGGCCAGCAAGGTTTTGGATCAACTGGCGCATGAAACCCGACAGCACAAACGCGGCTGTAGTCGATGACCAATACCCATGGCGTCCCATCACAGCAGACACGCCACGCGGACAAAAGCTACAGCTCATCAACCGTCAATCAGGGGTTGCTCAGTACGGTGAACTGCACACAGATGCCACATGGTTTACGCACTGGGCTCCTTTGCCTACTTTTAGGGATTGAGACATGACTGATACACACATCACAAACGATGCAGGCGGCGTGCAGGAACTCAGCGCAGCGCCAGCGCGAGCGGGGTGGAAGTGGGTGCCAGAAGATGCCACCGAGGAGATGGTGCGAGCCACCGACAAAGTGAACTTTGCGAACGCCGATACGGACGGGACGATGCACAACGTGTGGCACGTAATGCTCGCAGCATCACCCACACCCCCAGCAGCGCAGACCGTGGGCCGCGACGAAGACGAAGCTCTGGACCTGCTGGCAATTTTGTTTGACGCATGGGAGAACGGCACACCGTGCTACGAAGAGCCAGAAAGCAGCGACGGCTATGTGGGCCAAGCCTTCCGCATTGATGATGATGTGTTCCACCGCTGCGTTGATTTACTCACTCGCCGCAGAAGTAAGACGGACACACCCCCAGCAGAGCAGCAAGCCGAGCCCGGCGTGGTCTATGCGGAGCTACCAAAGCCCAATCTACCTCGTGGCGGGTTCCCCGATCTCTTCACTGCGGACCAAATGCGCGACTTCGCAGACAGCACCCATGCACTGCGCATGCAAGCCGCACCCAAGGCAGCGCCAGGGGAGCCAACGCAAGAGATGATCGCCGCGGTTATGTCGCTGGTTGATCTGGAGTCTTCCGACCCGGAAGACCACCGCTATGACGATGGATCAAAGCTGGCAGCGCAGATTTGCCGCGCCGTGCTTGCGTTGGTGCCCCAGCAGGAGGCGCAGGAGCCTTTTGGCTGGGTCTGCTGGATCGGTGAAGATAGCGATCCGCGAAGCGCGCAGTTCAGCCCCGTCGAACCGTTGGCGTACAGCAATCGCAAGCCACTCTACACAGCACCCCAGCCAGCGCCTGCGCCGCTGAGTGACGACGCATTTTTACAGATGCGAAACGCACTCGAAGCTGCACGCAACGGGCTGACGTGGTTCATGGAGATGCACCCTGAGGACTGCAACAGCTCAGACGACGAAATGTTGGCGCAAATCGACGCAGCACTTGCCGCACAGGGAGGCAAGTGATGGCAAAGCGCTGTAAAGGCCTTGCAGGATGGTTCTTTGGTCACAAAGAAGTGACCACCAGTGAGGGCTACCCTGCTTTCTCGCGCTGGTGGGTTATCAACTCCACATGTGTCAGATGCGGGCAGAAGTTCCGAACAACTGACGATTTGTTTGCGCCAGAAAGGCCGACATCCTTTGTAATTGACGAGGACTTTCTGGTCAACAAGGGAGGCAAGTGATGCAACGCTACCTAACCAGCAATCTTTGGGAAGCTTTCAAACAAGACTGCCCATTCTTTGCACTCATACCATTTGTTCGCATGTGGGCATTCGGGCACTACGTGCATGGCTACTTTGCACACAAATCGCCTCTCTCTGATGGAGACACACCATGAGCAACACACCGAGCGATGCGGAGCTATTTGCACTGATTGATAAGCATTTTGGCTTAAAGCAGAGGGCATTTGATACCGTTATCGACCCTAAAACTGGGCGCTTTCACGACGCAGCGCGATATCGCGATTTTGCTGCTGCAGTCCTTGCCAAGTGGGGCGCACCACAGCCAGTTGTGCGGGAGCCGCTACCAAAATTCTCCGCTTTGAAGTTCCACGCTCGGCGCGATCAGAAGGCCACTGTGACACTGCTTTTCAAAGACGCTGATACCGCAAACGCTTGGGTGGAGTGCATCACGCAGAAGGGAGGCAGCAATGGCTAACCCCACAGTCCCCGACTTCACCGACCTAGCTGCTCGCAAGCTAGCAGAGCTTGAGAAGAACGGGTATCGAATCACTGGCGTATGCTTTGAGCGGCAAGTGGAAGGAACACAGCCCCAACGTGGGTTCATCGACTCATGGGGGTTTGTTGGATGGTGGCGGCCATATATGACAGGAGGCAGCAATGCTGAAAATTGTTGAATGGCTATTTATGCGGTCAAAAGACGATCCTATCCGGCACTGCAACGTTTACAAATCATTCGGATGCGCTCATGTTGACGGGATGCTTTGCAACATGAAAACCTGTGATGTGGAAATAACAATCAAAGTCACGCCAAGCGGAGAGCAAGAGATGTTGCGCACGGGACGATATGACGGAGGCAGCGATGCTGACACCCAGGCAAATTGACCTGGAAATCCAGCGGCACGTTGACCCGGTGGCGACGTACGGCAGACTTCACAACTTCGCCCGCGCCATTGAGGACAAAGTCCGCAAGCAGGACACCGAGCTGATACGGCAGATGCTTGCGTATATCGAAAGCATCACATGCACACATGAAAACACCCATCGCGGTGGAATCATTTGGGAAATATGCGACGACTGCGGAGCGCAATGGGCAATAGATCGTGGTGGTAAGCCACTGTTTAAATGGCCTGATGTGGTGAAAGCAGCCCGCGCACGACTGGAGAACACATGAAAACCATCACCGTAGAAATCGATGACGATGAAATCTTGGTGGCTATCAAGCGTCAGGAAGAATACGAAGATGTGGACCCTGAACTGGTTGTGGAAGACATGGCCCGGTGGCACGCATCTGCTGAATGGCGTCTTGTCGAGCCAAAGGAGAACACATGACACAGGAACAACCTGAAGCGCTGATAGCGGAATATCGCCCATCAATGCCGCACGAGGTATTGCACGATTGGGCTAAGGATGCTGTCGCAGAGCTTCGCCGCCTGCACGCTGAGAATGAAGCGTTGCGCAGGGATTCAGAGCGACTAGATTGGCTGTTGTGGAAACTTCCAGGCGATGCACTACGCTATGTGGTTGGGGAGCTTTCAGACACGTCAAGCGATGCTGAATTTCGCGCCGCCATTGACGCAGCAATGAAAGGCCGATCATGAGCCGCAGAGCAATCCGCAAAGAGCGCCGTGCTCAGGAAGAAGCAAAGTGGATGGGCTTTGCACCTGACTGGCGCGAGGAACGTGACTCAGACGAAGACGAACTGCCGGAGCGTGAGGACGATCCACCTCCTAGCAACACTTTCCACTAGCCGCCATTGAGGGGCTTTTCTTTTTTTGGAGCTGAGATGCATGCACAAATACTCGATCCATGCTGCGGCGGTCGAATGATGTGGTTTGATCGAAAAGATCAACGCGCTCTGTTTGGCGACATTCGCAGCGAAGAACACACGCTTTGTGACGGCAGGGCTTTCAGCATCACACCGGATCTGAATATGGATTTCCGGGCCATGCCTTTTCCTAACGAGTCATTCAGGCTGGTGGTGTTTGATCCGCCTCACTTACGCCGCGCCGGGCACGCATCTTGGTTGCGCGCCAAGTACGGCATCCTGACGGATGATTGGGAGGATGACTTGCGCAGAGGCCTCGCGGAATGCTTCCGGGTATTGAAGCCCGAAGGGGTTTTGATTTTTAAGTGGGCCGACATACAAATGCCGATTTCCAAGGTGCTTGCCTTGACTCCTGAAAAACCACTCTTTGGCCACAAGTCTGGCAAGCGAGAAAAGACCCATTGGGTCACCTTCATAAAGCAACCAACTCAGCCCCTCTAGGGGCTTTTCTTTTGGGGGAATGAGATGACAGCAGAACCAGAACTGCTTGAACCAATCGAAATCCGCAAACTCGCAGGCGCAAGCAAAACCGACGAACAAGAGGCCTTTTTGAAGCAAGAAGGCATCCCGCACAAGCGTCGGGGACGGCGTATCCTGTTATCCAGGGCGCATGTCCGGGCGTGGTTATCCGGGCAAGTGTTCACACCTTCACGTGGCGTCAATCTAGGAGCAGTCAGATGACAGGCCAATACCCACGACTTCGCGCAAGAACGCGCCGCCGCAAGAATGGCAAGGTCGTGGTGTACTACTTTTACGACGCCACAGCGGAGGGCAATGGGGAAATCCCACTGGGTTCGGACTATGAGAAGGCCATAGCCCGCTGGCAAGAAATCACGGAACGCGGGACTTCAGTACCGACCATCACCGGCACGCTGGAAGAGGCGTTCTCCAGGTGGGAAACAGAAGTGCTACCCGGTTACTCCAGCGCAGAGACAAAGCGCGGGTACACAAAAAGCCTACGCATGATGCGCCCCGCATTTGCGGAAGCAACATGGGATCAGGTAGACCTGCCAACAATCAAGGCATATCTCAAGAAGCGGACAGCCAAGACTCAGGGAAACCGGGAAATGGCCCTGTTGTCCGTCATCTGGAACTGGGCCCGTGGTGAGGGGCTGGTGTCGCTACCATGGCCCGCTGCCGGGATGGAGCGCAGCAAGTGGAAGAACAAAGAGAAGCCGCGCAAGATGAAGGTAGAGGATGCGGTATTTGCCGCCATCTACGCAGAGGCAAAACAGCACATCAAAGACTGCATGGATCTTGGGTCTGTAACAGGTATGCGGCTGACCGACTGCATCACAGTGCTGATGCCTCGCGGCTCAGTGCTGACGCTGGAGGCCAGCAAGACCGGGAAAGAAGCTGAGTGGGACTTGAACCTATCCCAAGTGCTGCCCGGGCTGGTAGAGCGGCGCAAAGCGCTTGGCGCTCCACACCTGATGCTCTTATCCCTGCCCAACGGGCGGCCCGTAACCCAGGCAGCATTGCGCTACGGCTGGGACACTGCCAGGGCCATTGCGGCTCAGAAGGCAGATGAACGGGGCGAAAAAGAGCTTGCGGAGGCAATCAGGGCGCTTTTCCTGCGTGACATGCGCAAGCGTGCGGCACAAAAGGCTGGGAGTCTGGAGGCCGCTGCCGAACTGTTGCAGCACTCAGACAAGCGCCTGACGGAGAGGCATTACGGCGGGGTCCGCAAGCTCAAACCAACGGGCTAAAAAGCGTTCCGGTTTTCCGCATCTCTCCTGTAGAGAAAATTGCAGAAAAACCCGGAACACATAGCCAGCAAACCCGCATGAATCCTCAATTCTTCACGGGACTCAAAATCCCCCGCCGCAAGGCGTGCCGGTTCGATTCCGGCCCCGGGCACCACAGATTTTCTGCTATGGTTTTTGAATGTGTTCCGGCTTTTGTTCCGGTGCATGTTCCGGTTTTGCAAATATCAAAGCCCCGTCGCTCCAAGGTGACGGGGCTTTTTCTTTTTGGTTAGTGGCTACTTCGGCCACGCCTCGCGCAGCCCGTCAGCCTTGGACTACTTGCTGACGCCCTTCACCTTCTCAAACGTCCTGGCCCCGGCAATACCAAGCATGCCCGTCAGGATGACCCAAAGCGCGTCGGTATCCAGCATAGGCGGCGGCTTGAGCGCGTCAGGCACCCAGCCCTTCGCCTGCATCAGTGCCCACGCCCAGATCAGCATTGGGTAGATCAGGAACTGGTACGCCATGGCGGCAGCACCAATCCACCCGCAGGCAGGACGCCACCCAGCCACAAAGATAGATGGATTGGAGGCTTCGGCCTTGTTTACCTCCATCTGGCCCGTCAACAGCGAGGCGTCGATCTTGGCAAGCTCGATTTCGGCGTCCAGGCGCTCTTTGTCGGTTGTGACCAAGTCGTCGATCACATTGCCGATGGTCCCGATGATTCCGCCCACGGCGGAGACTGCTAGAGGGGTCATGCTGCCTCCTTCAATGTGCGGCGCAGCCAGCCCAACAAGAAGGTACGCTGCGAACTGTCGCGGGAAATGATCTGCTCATAGCGGGACAGTTTTGCCAAGGCATAGCGGGCTAGGAACAGGTCTGGGTCGTAGTTGTTCAGGGCTGCCAAGGTCTTGGGACCGATCTTCCCGTCTGGCGTCGTGCCAACAACGATCTGTGCCAGCTTTGCCGCGGTGGATGGGCCTGCGTTGACCGCGAAGTCAAACAGGGTCCGCGCTACATCTTGGCTTTCCACTTCCTCCAGCCGTAGAGGCGTCCAGAAATTGGATCTGTAGAAACCGCGCACCATTTCTGCGGGTGGTGTGTCTTGGTTGTCGATATACGACCATCCGGGCCAGTTGGGCCAGCGGTTGCGGGCGATGCCTGCATAGGTCAGCCCGCCCCGGTCGTTCGCAACGTTGGTTAGCTTGTAACCGCCCTCGTTGACGATCATTCGTTCGTAGGCTTGTAGAAAGTCGCTCACTTGAAGCCCCTTTTCTCAATGGACTTGAGCGTCCGAATATCAGATTCGGCCGTCTCAAGACGAAACGACAGCAGCGCCATTGACCCTGCGAGGGTGTTTGTCGCGCTGTCTTTCACTTTCAGTTCCGCCCGTAGCTCTCGTATGTCACCTCGGAGGGCCACGATTTCTTCTGCTGCTTTTTCGCCCTTGAAGTACATCGTGATGATGAGCATTGCAAAGGTGCCAAGGATCGTCAGAAGATAGGGGAGCGGCAGCTTCAGCTCAATGATTCGCTGGGGTGGTCCGGATGGGGTTAACTGCGTACTCATTCTTTTTTTCACCATGGGGAGTGTTCATGAGCGTTTACTTGGCAATGGTTTTGCGGCCCATCGCGGCTCTGGTTTTGTTCGGGCTGATATGCCTTCCGGTGCGACTTGCTGCAAAGAAGTGGCTGCCGGAAGGCTGGCTCAAACGGCTACTGCTGACCGAGATACGTAAGTAAACCGCCCGTGGTTGCGGGCATCACAGCAGGGCCTAGCAAGCCAATAGGACTGGCTCCTATGGATGGCTGCATGGCGTTTGCTGCCATGCGCTGGCCCATGGGAGACAGCAGCATGGCGCGGCTGGCTGGCCGTGCAGCCAAGGTCAACGCGCTCAAAGGGTTTGCTGTTGCCGCGCCCGTGGTCATGCTCACCGCGAAATCCAAAGGCGAAAGAGCCTTTGGCGCTTCCTTGAGAGATTGCATTGCCTTTGGGAAGGTCGATGCAGATTCCGCAATCGTGCGCAACTCGCCGGACAGGGGGCGTCCTTTGGAAAGCTCTTTGGCGAGAATCGGGGCAGAGATTGCACCCGTTTCGCTGTTCAAAGCCTTTTGCACCGTGTAGGTCTTTGCGATGGTCTTACGGGCCTCTTGGAAGGCCTTCAACGCATCTGGCTGACCTATCGAAGTGAGATGCCTTTCAAGCATCGACTCCACTTCGTTCGCGGCCTGCTTGCTAGCTTTCCCAAGACCAGTATCACCAGCGCGATAGGCCTTGTCCGCCATCTCTCGCAGAACTTTGGTCGCGTCAATCGCATCACCCGCATCAAACTTGGGCTGCTTGAGTGAGTTGACCACATCAACAACGCCATTGTTTGACAAGCCCGGGAAAGACCGGCCTGCCCCTTGATAGGTGGATGCGATGTTGTCCAGCGCGTTGATGAACTGCTTGTCAGCCACCACTTCGCCAGCCCAACGAATGGGTGCATATCCCGCCGTGGCCGCTTGGTTGCGGATGTTCTGCAGCACATCAGCGGTGAGCATGTCGTCGGCACTCATGCCCAAGGCTTTGCGGCCTAGTTCATTGGTGACCTGCTGGTTTTTCTGGCTGGCGACTTGCGCGGTCTTGATTTTGCCGGACAGACCATTCAAGACCTCGGTAAATGCACCTTGGTTTGGCAAGTCAGCAGGCGGTATGACGTAACCGGCATTCAAGGCCTTTTTCGCTGCTTCAATGCGCTGCGAATCAGCGGCAAGCTGTGCGGTCTGTGCCGCAGCACGGTTGCGTACCATCGCGCCAATACCATTTGCAAGAGCCTGACCGCCAGCACCACCCGCAGCGCCGACACCCATGTTGACAAGGGTTTCGCCAGTGCTGACGGATGGCTGCAATGCACCGAACCCAGCCCCGAGCATGGCCGCGCCGGGGATTGTGGCAGCACCTGGGATCCCAGAAGCTGGCGCAACCAACCCCACGTTCCCCAAGAAGTTACCCACCTTCCCGGCCGTGGTGTTCATCAAGGCAGCATCACGCGCCCTTGCCTCCTCCACGTCTTTGCGGCTGGTCAACCCAAGCCACTGCCCCGCTCCACGGAACGTATCTACGATGGCCTTACCAGCACCAGCAGCCGTTTTTTCAAACGTGCTCATGCCTTCGGTAGGGTCGTATTTTGGCTCTGGTGGGGTTTCTGCGTACTTGGCGAATGGGTTGGCCGCAGGCTGCGCGTATTTAGCAAAAGGGTTTTCTCCAGCCATCATCGGGCTCCTAAAACGCTGTCTGCTGCTCCCGGTCCAAAGACCTCATCAAACTGCGCCTTTGCTGCTGGGCCTCGCATCTTGAGATCATTGATTGCCGCCAAAGGGATGTTGGCTGGAGGGCGTTGTGTTGCCCCTTTTGCCCCATCAACATTTATGGGCGGCGTGCCCTTCGGCACTTCAGACAAGACGCCTTGAATTGCAATCTGCCGTGCCCTAGCTTTCTGCGCGATCACCTTGTCACTATCCCCAGGTTGCGGGAAATATTGACGATCAGCGCTATCAAACTCCGACTGGGCAATCGCAGCACCCGATTCACGACGCAGCACGGCATTTGTAAAGTCGCGCTTGGCTTGATCAAGCATCTGGCCTTGTTCGCTATTGACCGCATTAACCAGCCCGCCAACAAACGGAAGGTTTGCACCCGGCGTAGAAAACGTTTTGCCGTTAGCTTGTAGTTGCTGCAAGATCTTGTCTGCCTCTTGCATTCGCGTGCCAAACAATTGCGCCTTTGCCTGCACATCGTTCAGTGGTTTCTGGAATCCAGGTACTGGGACGACTGCGCCTTGTGGATTGGCCGGAGATGGCGCATACACCCATGTTCCGGTTTCGGCGTTGAAGGTTGGTTTACTACCTTGCTGCTGCTCTGCGTTAAACCTCTCTCTCGCCAGCGCTTGATTTGCCCAACCTCGGGCTGAAGCATCGCGCTCAGATGGCGACATGTTGATGCCAAACGAACCTTGCTGCTGCAACGTGACAGGGGAAACAAAGTCAACACGATCACCGCGATTGACCTGCACAGGGGCCTTCCACTGCTCTACGCCTCGGCCAACAGGCTGACCGTATTTGTCATACTGCAATGTCACTGGGCGGCCGTTTTCCATGCCTTCTACAGTTCGCGCAACTTCTTGACGCCCAACGTTTTCAAGATCTGCATATTCTTGAATCTGCTTGGGCGTCAGTCCTAGTCGCAACGCTTCTTGGACATTGAAACCACCACTGCGCATGCTTGGCTCTGTTACCTGCGCACCCTGAGACACAAAAGGCACTCCACCAATTTCAGGAATGGAGACAGAGCCTTGCGTGGTTTTGCCAAACAATCCGGGAATTGCAGCTTGCACCTTGGCCGCCTGCGCTGCCGCGGCGTCTTTGGCATCCCATTCCTTTTGCTGCCGCTCCCGCGCCTGCTGCTGCCACGCGCTATCCAGCGCCAATTGCTTGGCCTGATCTTGAGCAGCCATCAAGCCCATGAGTCCCTGAAAACCCTGCGAACGCGGAGCCTGAGACAGCGCCAGCAACCCCAGCCCCATGCGCGTCCCGGGGTCGTTGAAATCAAGCAATCCAGCCATTAGGAACCTCCCCCGCCGTAGTAGCGGTTTGACTCTTGTTCTCTCTGGCGCATGTATCGGTCATACGCCGCGGCAAATGCTTGGTCATCCGTCAAATCCGTGCCCGTGTTGGTGTCGGTTGGAGTTTTAGGGATGCCGTTTGTGGCGGTGAAGGGGTTCAACTCTTTCCAGTTCAGCAGGCCATACAGCGAGTTGTTGGAGTTTGGAACCACCGTCATGCCCTGCTGTGGAGCGGAGAGCAAACCTTGTGTCAGCGGGCCTGACTGGCCTTGCTGGGCCATGCTCAATGCGCTACCCAGACCAGATAGTCCACCCATGTTGCCCATGCCCCCAATGCCAGCACTGAGGCCACCGCCGCCCATCTGCATGGGTTTGGTTTGGTTGACCGCGCCACCCATTTGCATGGGCTTGGTCATCTGAGTGCGTTGCTCTGGCGGCAGGAACTGCGATGCGTTGATCTGCTGCATAGACCCGCCCAACTCAGTGCCAGCAGGGGCGCGTGTGTAGTTCGTGCCCATCAGGCGGTTGTTGAACGCCTGGGCCTGTGGGGCAACGTTGGTGCGGAAGTTGTCTAGGTCAGAAAACAGGTTCTGATAGCCCGTCTGCTGAAGTGGGTTGAACGGGTTCTGCTGATAGTAGGTCTCAAGGTTTTGACCTGTGTTCAGCGTGTTCTGCAAAGGCTTCTGCGCTGGTCCCCATGGGTCTTTGGTCTGCTGCTGAGATCCACCGCCACCACTGCCACCCAAAAGACCGCCTACCAATCCACCAACGAGTGTGGCCATTTAAAGCTCCTTTGCGCAGACAATTGCCTGCTCTGTGTAATCGGGGAGTTTTTTGGCCCACCCCCTTCGGCCCGTAAAGTAAGAGCGTTTGCAGCCCTTGGATTTGCCCCACGCTTCGGCCTCTTCAATCACCTCAGTCGTGAATTGACCTGGAGGGCAGGCAAGGCCCACGAAATGGAGCCCTAAGCCGTCTTTGAGTGGGCAGATTTCAATGACCGCCCACACATCACCGACACGCCAAATTGCGGCTGTGTCATCACGCGCGCGCTGCACCCAATATTCAGCAGAGAAGCTGTCTGATCTATCGAATGCAGGCTGTAGTGCGGCGATGGCCTCGTCTGGTACGTTCCACGGCAGGTAATGCATCAGAAGACGCCGTAGCTTGTGAGGTCACTCATCATTCCTGGTGTTGCAGTCACACCAGACGCGCCGCCGCCGTTCCACCAGTTGCCGATCTGGCTGCCCAACTGCGCGCCACCGAGTGCGCCCATGATTGGATTGCCGCTGGTGCTGCCAGTGGTGGAGCCATATCCCTGCCCGATGGAGTTGTACTGGTTGCCAAACTGGCTCCAGTAGTTCATTGGGGTGTTTTGGATGTTGGTGCCAGCGTTGATGCCCGTCTGGTTGTTGCCCATCAACTGATTCCACAACCCCATGTTGTTGTTGTAGCCCTGCTGCTGCCAAGACAAGTTGTCGTTGTTGATCTGGCGATCCAGATTGGCGTAACCCAACCCGAGGTTGCCCATGGCTTGGTTGTTCTGGTTGGTAGCGGAGTAGTACCCAAGGTCGTTGTTACGACGGCCTAGGTCGTACTGAAGCGCGGTGTTGTAACCATTGCCAAACAACCCAGAGAGAGCATTCGCGTTCGCGGTGTTTAGGTCGTTGATTGCGTTGGCTTCGATCACGCCTTGGCGCGAGCCGCCGTACCCACCGGAGGCCATGGCTTGCGATGCGATAGCAGGCAAAACATTGCGCTGAAAGTTCTGTGTGTTCTGCTGGACAAGCGCGTTGCCCATCTGCTGCAGGTATGGGTTTTGCCCTGCGGTGTAGCTAGAAATATCGCCAACAGCCGACGCACCGCCGTTTGTCGTCGTGCCGCCAAACACCGCACCGGAGCCTTGAGAAACGGGGTTCTTTGGCATGGGAATGGCAGCCGAAGGAGATGTACCGCCAAACACTGCACCACCCGCAGGCGCTTGCGCTGGTTGCGCGGTGGGTGTGTTGTATTGCAGCGTGGGAAATACTTGCCCCGGATCGCTGAACGTGATGGGGTCGTTGTTGGGCGCAGAGTAGTTCTGACCCAAGATCGACATGGTTTGCTGATTGGTGACATAGGGGCCTGTGTAGCCCGTGTCACCCCAAGGTGTTGCGCCGTTTGCGCCAGAGCCGCCGAATGCTGCTGCCATGATTTACCTCACCCTAAGAAGCGCCACGCGCCAGCGCGATAGCAATACACCCCGCCACCGGAGCCGGGGTTCCAGTCCGTCCCATCTGCAAGCACCATCAACCCGTCAAAGGTCTTTGCAGGAGCGGCGTGAAGGACTTCCAGTCGTACAAAAGCAAACGGCCCGTTTTGGGCCGTTTCTAGGTTTCGCAGTTCTTGATCCAGAAAGCGCGGTAGGTCTTTGGGATCAGGGGGAACGTTTCTCGCTCGGTATGGCATCAGTACCTCCCACGGATTTCAAAGTCCACATCCATACTTGTGAACCGCCAAGGCTGGTTGTCCAGAGACAGAACCCGCAGCGCGATAAATCGCCCAGTGGCGAATGCATCTACCTGGTTGTAGTCAGAACTACCCACCGTGTATGTCACTGCATCAGACCATGTGATGGTTCCCTCGGGGTTCATCGCACCACCTAGCTGAAATAGGATCTTTGTGCCCACGGCACCATCCACGCGGACACGTAGCCCGCGCACAGTCTTGACCCGAGATGCATCACCAAACGTCATCCCTAACCGTTCCACGCGGCTGGTGTAGGCCATGCCGTTACGCGTGCCCGTGGCATCCGAAGCGGTTATGAGCGGTGCTGTAGAGCACAGCAACAGACGCTCCTGAGCTGGAGACAGTTCGTCCTCGTCCCACGCAAAGGTCGCATCAGCCCATGCATAAGCCTGGGCGTCCCATGCCTTCGTCGCACCTTGCGCAAGTTGGCCTGTAGCTCCGTAGGTGACGTTATCCAGAGACCGAACGCTCCATGTTTTGTCGCGCCAGTTCCAGACCACAGCACGGGTACACGAGGCCTGCCCAAGTTCTGGATAGCAGATCCACACCTCACTCGCGCCGGGGTTTGTTGTGACAAATGAGCGCTTACGGTTTGTGGCGTCGATGGTCCGAAACAAGGTCCGGCGCATCACCCCGTCGATGATGGACTGTGCGCCCTGCCCTGCGTGCAGCACCACATCGCCGTTTGTGAGAACCACATGACCATCAGGTGTGTCTGCCACGCATCCCGCAGCCAGCATGCCTTGCCGACCCGGCAGACGTTGGAAACTGAAAACATCCGTCCCCCCAGTTGCCCGCATGGCATACATGGAGTTCTGCTTGTAGATGACATTGACGTCACCCATCACCATCTGATCGACAAGCAGGCTGGGGTCTTCTGCCAAGTCCAGATTGCCCGCCAGCTTGGTCAGGTCGGCAATGTTCCAAGACGTTGGAACCGTACCGGGCGCGGCCACGTCAGACCACAACACGAGATGCGGATAAGACACCGAACCCTTCGTGATCCCCACCGCAACCAAGACGTTTTTGAAGGGTCTGATGGACTTTGCGCGGTAGGTCGAATCCCACCCGGGCAAGGGAACCAGCTTGTTTGCGGCTCCGGTGTCCCAGTACCACGGCACATCCTTTCCGTTGTTCATCACCAACACACCGTTCAGAACACCACCTGTCCAGCGGTCATCTACACCGCCCGTAGGGGCTGTAGTGGGTGTGATGTTGGTTCTGGTTGTCCCGTCATCTGCATACACCGCAGACAACCCGGCATGGACCCAATATTGCGCTGTTGCTGTGTTGTATGGTTGGAGCCAGTATGGGGTGACGGAAGGTGTGTTGAACACCTTTTGCTCACCTTTCATCCGCTCCAAGGCACCGTTCCGAAACCGCACATTGATCCCATCAGACCATGTGTTTTCGGGAAGTTCTTGGGGTTGGACGTCTTGGTTGATGCCGTACTGCCCGAGTAGTTGGATGGTCTTGATCATGTCTTGGCAGCCGCGATCTTCTGCGCCTGCTCTTCGGCTGTCAGGCTTGACCAAGTGGGGTCATACCACTTGCCAAATTCGTCCTTGATGGCACCAACCCAAATAGGCCCGGTGTATCCATCGGACTTTTGCATTTCATCCAGCTTTAGGATGTACCGAGTAGGCTCAAACTGTGACCATATTCCGGCCAAGTAGTCCCAATCAGCTTCGTCAAACACACCGATGTTGTAGATGTATTCGGGCGGTGTTGCAGTCTCAATGATCGCGCCAAGAATAATCGCCATGACTCACTCCCACCAATAGATTTTGACCACACCAGAACCGCCCGAACCAATACCTTGATCCGTGCTCCCGCCGCCACCACCGCCGCCAGTGTTGGCGCGCCCGTTTTGACCAGGATAGTTAACTTGATCGCCGCCGCTGCCACCGCCATTATTGCCTGCGCCGCCGCCGCCACCTGGGCTTCCGACACCGCCACCGCCTCCGCCCAAACCAGCAAGGCCAAGCCCGCCGTCGCCACCAATATATGGCCCCGTGCCGCCCGCGTATCCTGTGCCGCCAGGATTTCCTGGTGCATACGTTGGGGCAGATGATTGTTGCGCAGTCGAAGGCGATGAAAACAGTTTGCCCGGTTGCCCAGCACCACCTGCGCCTCCGCCTCCGCCACCGGCATTCCCACCCCCGCCGCCACTATTGCCGCCTCCAAGTCCAGCACCACCTCCGTTAAATGTGCCACCACCTCCACCGGGAAGGGTCAGTAGTGCGCCAATACTGGTTGCAGTACCGTTAGACCCGTTGGATGTATTGGAGGTGGCAGCAGCGCCGCCACCGCCGATAGTCACCAGCACCGCTGCAGTGAATGTGATTGGCCCTGCGTACGCAGCGCCACCACCGCCTCCGCCACCACTTGCGCCGCCACCGCCACCTGCTGCGGCCTCGACCCATGCAACACCACCATTAGCCAGCAAAGCAGCGCTTGGAGTGAATGTTTGTGTGCTGGTGATGAATTGGTACTTGAGCTTGCCAGCACCACCGCCGATGAATTGAGAAAGCGTGCTCATGCGATGAGCCTCCAACCGTAAGACGTGAGGAATTGCAGAAGAATCGGGAAGTGCGGCTTGTCGATGGTCATGTTTTCAGCAACACCACAAATCAGGTTCCCGTTGCGGGCGATGATGTTGTCGGTGCGCAGGTTGTCAGCCTTCACGGCCACAATGTCTCCATTTGCAGGAGATGCTGGAAGCGTGAGAGTCGTAGCAGCAGCGTTTTGCAAGCTGTAGCAAGGCCCTGCAACTGCGGTTTGACTCGTACCAGTCACCGCGATGACTTTTGGGTAAGGCCAATCCCACGAAGCAGCAGATCCGTTGGTCGTGATGAACTTGTATTGCGCACCAGCCTGCCCAGGCAGAGCCGCCGAGAAAGCCGCAGCAGCTACGAACGCAGTGGATGCCGCATTGGTAGACGAATCACCCGCCGACTGAGTAGGCACCGTAATAGAACCACCCGTGAAGCTGTGCGCCCCCGTCCATGCTTGTCCACTGATCGCACCCTTTGCATTGATCTGGCCTTGAATGCCCGATGTGACACCGACTGAGTAATTCAGCTCAGCAGACGATGCAGTGATCGGGACGCTGTAGTTTGGTAGACGAGTGGTCCACTCAGTCTGCACAAACGCAGTCGATGCAGCATTGGTGGTGCTGTTGCCCTGTGCTTGAGTGGCAACCGTGACCGTTGCCCCAGTGAAGCTATGGGAGCCCGTCCACGTTTGCCCAGCAATAGCGCCTTTGGCGTTGAGCTGGGTTTGGATCGAGGATGTGACGCCTACAAGGTAATTTGCCTCGGTTTGTGTGGCGTTCCATGCGCCGCCCAAGTTGGGGAAAGTGGTTTTCAGTACCGTTTTGATGTGCTGAAAATTGTTCTCCCCTTCTGACACAAGATCCGATGACGTTGGCTTTGTCGTATCGAACGCGGGGATTGTTGTTGCTGGATCGACTGCCATTTAAAACCTCGTAGCACTGATTCGCCCGCTTGATACGAGCTTGTTGGTTTGGGCTTTCAATGAGCGCAGGGCACGTGCCTCCAGCCCGTCCATGCGGATTGCCTGCTCGTCGTCCATCAAAACGTGTGCATACAGATCACGCTTTGCGCGACACCGGATCAATTCCTCGGCTTGATTTGTCCATGGCGATTCGTCGGTGCTTGCTGATAAAGCCGGGTAGGTGTATTGCCCTGAAATCGTCAGCACGTAGGCTTGATTGGGTGTTGGATAGAGCCGGATTTGATCGGCGTACCAAGACCACAGGCGCGGATATCCAGCTAACGGAGTAGTCCCAGCGTCTATCGCATCCATGTCTGTGTAGGACCTTGAATCGAGCTGATAAATGCGGGAGTTAGCTGTGACCGTAATGGAGTCAATCTCCATGATGTCGCTTGGCAAAGTGCCGGGGGCAGGCGTGCTGGTCCCGTAGTACTTTGCTCCTGCAATCGTCGTCAGCGTCCACCGTTTTTCGTTCCAGTGGAAGCGCTGTGACGAGTAGAAATCAATGGCGGATTTGATGGCGGCCTGAATGTCACTGGTCAAATCAGACCGGTGAATTTCCCGCGCTATCCGCGCTTGCATGTCGCCGTATGTCGCCATTTTTTGGAGGCCTTCCGGGTTTCTTTTTGGGTGGGGACAAAGAAAAAGCCGGTTCAGGCTGTGATTCCTGAACCGGCTTTGCTTGGGCCGCCCATATGGCCCTTCGGCGGCATGGCTTATTTGTCGTTGTCAACGACATAGCCAATGACGATGGTGCCTGTGCCTGCCGTCGCTGCAGTACCTGTCTGCGCGTATTGCACGAACAGATCGGTATCAGCAGCCAATGCCAGGTTGGCAATCGTGGGCGAGCGCGCACCAGCCGTTGCGGCATCGGTGAACAGCTGCGTACCGCCTGCAGAGGTGCCAACGTTCAGCGCATTGGTGGTTGCGGCGTTGAAAGCAGTGTCAACGCGCACGTTCTGAGACACGATCATGGAGCCAGCGGGAACGGTGCCAAAAAGCACACCAGTACCGATACCGGCATCGTTGAAGTTCACACGCTTGCGGATGTAGTGCACCTGTTGCGTGTGAAACTGGCGGGGAGTGGTTGCGGCCATGTTCTATCCTCCGATTAGTGAGCCACTGCGTAGGACGACACAACGATGGTGCCGAAGTCTTCGCCGTTGAATTGGGTCTTCTTCAGGCCAGCGATCATCCCGGCAGACACACCCAGTTGGTTTTGGTAGTCGAAGAGTTCTTCAACCCACGACATTTCACCGCCTTGGTCCTTTTCACCGTAGGCCATCACCGCAGCTTGCGCACCGCAGAACACAGCGCGACGAACGGTGGAAATGTCAGCACCAGTGGAGCTGTTCACACCTGTGGGCACGCGGAAGGCTTGGTGCAGGATCACGCCGTTGTACTCACCCAGAGCGCCGGTGTAGATGGGGTTGTTGTCGATCTGGCCACCCATCATTGCGGCCTTCTGGATGTCCAGCCACTGACCAGAGTTGGTGTTGGTACGCAGGTCATAGACCTGATATGGATGCAGGAACATCACATATTTGTCTTCACCGTTAACCTTGAGTGGTCGGATGGTTGGGGCCACTGTCTGCGCACGCTCGACGCACTTGTCGATCATGGACAGAGTCATGACGTTACCAGCGCCAAGAGCTTGGTCGTTGGAGCCAGTCACAGCCAGATAGCGGTTGGCAGAAGGTGCCAATGCAGCCTGCATCCCGGTGTAACGGACGTCATTGATGGAGGTCTTGCCTGCAATCTGGTTGAAGAACCAGAAATCCAGACGACCAGCCCACCAATCTTCCAGACCTGATTTGGCTTCATCACGAACAGAAAACGGAACGCGTTGCTCGCTCATCTTTCCGCCGCTGCGCACAGCGTGGCGAAGCTGATCGATGAACACGTTGTCGCTGTACGTGGTCAGCGCTTCTTCGTTACCTTCCAGCGTGCCATCGCCTTGGACACCATCACCGGAGAGCTGCATACGCAGGCCCACAGTGATACGGTCGCCTGGTCCCTTGGACACTTCATCCTTGAGTTGGATAAGGCTGGATGGGCTCTTGCCCATGAACTTTGCGTAGTAGGTCTTCTTGAGTGCGTCAACAAAGAGTTTCTTGCTCCATGCCTTGACTGCTAGGGGGTGATTAACCCCATATTGGGTGGTTGCCATGTAAATACCTCATGAAATTGGAAAGAAAGGGCTTGCGCTTTCGCTGCGCTGCGTTTCGTTCCGCTGTTTTTCGTGAGGCGGTCACAGGCATCCACTCCGGGGGATGGTTCCGAATGCAGCCCTTTGGAGGCGGCTGCGTTCCTTTGTTTGCCGACAGGTGTTAACCACCCATCAGGCGTCGCCATGCCTTGTCATCCTTCGTCAATGCGTCGAATTCATCGGCAGGCATAGAGGCCAAAGCGGCCAGATCAAGGTTGTTTTTGACCTGTCCACCAGACCCCAAGGATCGAGATGCTTGGACACCACGTTGTGCGGTATTCAGCTTCTCTTGTGCGCTGACTGGCTTGGCTTTTGCATAGCCGCGAGCCTCTGCCAGCGCGTAAACACGGGATGGAATGTCTTGGCCTGCCTGTCGCAGTTGCCATGCCATCGCGCCAAATTGGTTGTGCACCATCTGTGCGGCCTGGGCTTGTGGATAACCCAATGCCATCAGCGAACGCACCTCCACTTCCCCCAAGAACTTGACTGCGTTGTCATAGTCCGGATTGATTTGTCGGTATTCGCTCTCTTGAACGTTAAGCTCGCTCTGCAAGTGCTGCATTGCGGCTTGTCGCTGCACCTCTGCCTGTTGCGCTTGCACTTGCTGGGCCGTCATCTGTTCAATCTGAGACAGACGCGTGTGAATGTTGGTTACCGGGTCTTGGTCCAGTGCTGGAAGTTGCGGCTGTTGACCTTGGGCCATGCGGGCCAATTGTTGCAGGCGCTCATTTCCGATACGCATCTGCTCTTCAAGCTGACGGGTGCGCTCACGAAGCTCTCGTGCGCGTTGTCGCTCTTCGTGCAAAGCGGCCAAAGGGACCGTCTTTACAGGCTTCTCACCTTCTGGCTTGTCGCCTTCGTTGGTTTCGTTGGTGGGCTGCTCTACTTCGGCGGCAGCCTCAGTGTTTGCAGGTTCTTCGGTTTCCGGTACGCCGGAATCGATGGCGGTATCACCGCCGTTTTCAAAGTACGCCTGTTCGCTGGGCGTGAGCGTGCCAAGAGCTTCTGTGCTCATGTGTTTCCTTGGTTGATTTGGCCCGAGTAACGTCCGGGCCGTGACGATTTACTGAAACGATGGAGCCGCAATGCCCATGCGGGCCTGCAGTCGCTGAAGCTCGGCGGCTAAGGCCTCGTTTTGGGCCTGCACTTCCTTCAGTTGGGCTTCTGCCGTGTCTTTTCTCGCTTGCGCTGGGAAGCCCCCAAGCGTGGTTTGCGCCTGGGCTTCTTTGAGGGTTGCGGATGCGTTCTTGTCGCGCACATCTGCCTGTTGACCAGCCATTGCCAGTTGCGCTTGAGCCTGCTGCATCTGCTGACGCATTGGGTCTTGCTGGGCTTTGGTGATCTGCGCTTTCCATTTCTCGGTGAGACTGGAAGGCAAAGGCATGTAATCGACCAGCTCTGGCGGGACTGGCATACCCATCTTTGCCAGTGTTGGAAGCATCTGCATCATCATCCCGAACACACGCTCTTTCACGTTGTGTGATTGAGGCGCTTCATCAACGATCACGTCATATTGAACGGTGTCGTCCTGACGCAGCAGAGGGATGAACCGCTCTGTTCCGTCATTCCCAACGATCCGAATCAACCGACCATCGGAAATGTAGTTTTTGATGAAGTCTGCCAGCAAACGGCCCTGCAACTTGCGGTATCTACGCAGGCTGTCAAACAGCGTAGACAGGATGGTCATTCCCGCTTGTTTGCGCTGAGCCTCCAAATAACCAGCTTGCTCGCGGTTCGCCATGCCCAGCAGTTCCAGGCTAACCCCCGTGGTGTCACGAATGGATGAAATCGAAAACTCCATCATTCGCTCAGGCCCCATAGGCAAAACTGGCTGCGGTTTGGGCTGCACCTTGTTTTGCGAAAGCGCGCCATCATTGAACGTGACCACCGAATCAGCCTGAGCCCATTTCTCTTCGAGCTGGCGCACGTTATCCACGGCTCCATCCTCAATCATCAGACCGCCCTTGGAGTTGGAATTGATGATGTGAAGGATTTGCGAGAAGAACTTGTTGGCCCACTTTTGAGGGTCAACCATTGGGCGCACTAAGCCATACCACACGTTCTTGTTGCGGTCACGCTTACCTGTGATGGCTTTGAACGTAAAGCCAGTCTGAGAAGGTGCCTCGCTCTTTTCCAAAACCGTACCGCCACACACGAATGCGCGCTTGTAAACCTTGCGCTGCATCTTGACGTGCTGCAACACCACGCCACGCTTGAAAAACGCATCATTCAAGCGCTCAAACGCTTCATGCTCAATCTCTGTGATCTGCTGCGTAAACGGGTCCAGCACGCGGTGGTAGGTTTCACGCGTGAACCATTGATGCTGGATCACCAAGAACTTACCGGACTTCGGGTCGTAACCCGTGGCGTCCTTTGCGTACAGCCAAGCACGTGTAGCGTCGTGCGGTTGGGCATCGTCACCGGTGTTATTCACATCGGGAGTGGTGTCGATTTCCTCCGCTTCGGGCCAGCGTTCTTCAATCTCTTCCTTGGTCAGCCACGACTCATGCTGCACCCATCCGGCATCCGTCAGATTGCGCTTGCGTGCAGATGGGTCGTAACGCATCTGCAATGGGTCACGCCGCTCAATCAGGATCTGCCCATCCGGATCATCTTCGTAATCCATGCGGGTTTCAGTCCACCCCATGCCGCAGATCAACAAATCATAGAAGGCGTCTGATTCTTCGTCCTCTGCATCGCAGTTATCCCGAACCCATTTGGCCGCACCTGTCAGCAGCTCATTCACTCCCGCATCACCAACTTGGCGGGGCAAATACTGCACTTCTTGGCGGTTGCTGACCTCAGTTCCAGCGACGGAATCCACCACCGGTGCCATGCGGTTAAACACAACGACAGGGCGGTTTTGCTCTTCCAGTACGGAACGGTCTGTGTCGTCCCACTGGTGACCGGCCACCATGTCGTAATTGGACTTGGCTTCGGTGGTCCATTCAGCCAGGTGCTTTTCGGACGCTTTACGGGCATCTCGCACCATGCAAACAATGTCTGCATCGCTTTCAAAGGACGTAGCTTCGCCCTCCCCCTCTGCCTTGTCGTCGGCTTCTGGGAGATCAAGATTTTCTTCTGCGTCCATTTATGCGGCCCAAGATGAGCGCCCGCTACGTGAGTAGCTGCGCTTGTATGCGTCGGGTTTCGGTTCCTCGGCCTGCTTCGGCCAAATCAAAGGTAGGTCAGGCTCTGCGATCCGCGCTAGAGCGTCAAGCATGTCGTCATGCAAAGGGACAGGAAACGAGGCGTACTCCTGCTCTATGAAGTCGCTTATCAGTTCCCTCACCTGTCCTTCATAGTCCGTTTTGTGCAGTGACTGAGGGAACCACACCAACCCTTGCTCAAACAGCGGGATAAGGCGTCGTATGCGGTCATTCTTCGGCGTTGATCCACCAACCTCCACCACTTCAAAACGGTAGCTTTCTGCGGCCTGCTTAGTCTTTAAGTGCTGCACATCAGCCATCAGGCCGTAGCGCTCATACCGCACTTGGCGAGGCCTCCACTTGCGATGCATCTTCATCAGTGCATCTGTGCGCTCTGTCAGGTTCAGGCGATCCCGGAGCATGTCCAGAATGTAGTAGTTGCCATCCTGCCCCAATCCAACCACCCACATTGCTGTGTAGTCGTTGGTAGGTCGCTTGCCGTTAGCAGCATCCACCAGCAGATACCGGTTGGTGCCGCCGATAGATTCGGGAGTGCCTTCATAGAACCTGATCCAGTCCCGCTTAAAGCCCTGCGTAGCGTCTGCTGTGGGGTTTTGAAGCATCTGAGCGCTGAACGTATATGGCCCCATGTCCCGGCGCTTTTGCGCCAGCTTTTCACGAGTCAGAAAGACGGGCTGACCATCAACAGAACCATCCACAGTCGCGGCATACACACGAGGCTTGAACGTCTGCCGCTCGATCATCGTGCGGTACGTGTCGTTGAAGTGGTAGCGCGTACCAATCATGCGCCGCCACTCTTCGCCCTGCGAGCCCAAGTTAAACGACAGCTCAAGAGCGCTTGTTGTTTTGGCGATCATTTCAGGCGTCGTCACACTCTCGCGTGTCACCACGTCATCGAATACCAGCCCAGTAAAGTGTTTGCCAGTCGGTTGACCATCCACCAACCCCCAAGCCTCTAACGTGGCCTCTTTGGGGTTTGTTTTGCGCTTGACCGTGATTCCATCGTCTTCTGACCACTTGGGAGCCTCTTTCTCTGGCCTATCCCACAGCACGTCATCAAACACAGCCTTCAATAGCTGGTTTGTTTCAAACTCGTACTTGATCTGCCGGAGAAAACCCTTAGCGATAGGCCGTGTGTGCGAGAAGATGCCGATGCACTGCTCGCGGGGCAATATCGCGCCTTCACCATGGCTTGCCAGAATCGATTGGATCGTGGATGCATAGGTGATGATCGTGGACTTGTAATGGTCACGCGCCCACAAATCAAGATAACCATTCGGCTCTTTTTGCACCTCTTGGCAGCGCTCAAACAGCCAAGGCTTTGCAACGTCCTGCCGTTTTAATCCAAACCACAGCAGGAAAAACAGGTCAGTGCGGCAAAGATGGCGGACTATCTCCCGCTGTTCTTGTGCCGAGCAGTTCGGTAACGCGCTCGCCAATTTCCGATGCGCTTCGATGCTCGATAGTGCCGGAATGAGTGACATTGACGTTTTCCGTCTTCTCTTCAAGTTTTGGCAACAGGTCTGCTATCACCTTGACATACACATCCGGCTTTTCTGCCCGCAATGCCTGCAACGTGACAAGCCCGGATTCTTTCCAGTCTTCATGCAGGTCCTTCAGAAAGTCCTCTGCTAACTTGCTGCGCGCACCCTTTGGACGGCCAGCAGGGTTGCCGCTTTGTCCGGGCTTGAACATTGTTTAGCTCCTGTAAATTCAAATCATTGACACGCCTCACACGTCCCATCCTGCAGATCGCAGATGACGGGCAGAGGCGTGTCGTCGTCCAGGTCAAGTGCGAAGGGCTCAGGCTTGTCTTGTTCTGGTGTTGTTTCTGGGGTCATAGCATTAGGACGGGCACTTCCCCCGCGAGTCACAACGCATTTGCGCACCGGTACAAACGGCAGATCGGGCGTGAGTCCCCATTGGGTTGGGCGGGCGCTGCCACAGAGGTACAGAGACCGATATGTGTGGATGGCAGGCCCGCGAAAAGCAGAAAGCCCCTGCAGCGCGAAATCTTGGCGGATTCACTGCAGAGGCTTCCAGAGCCGGGTTCCGGCTTTAACTTCAGAGACACCTACGGCTGCCGCAGGGCAACCGCTAGGCGTCACACGACTCAGTGTCGCGGGGAATTGGCGCGATTATGGACTACTTTGTCAAGCGGCGCAAGTAGTGGCCCCAAAATATTCTTAGGCCCTGCACTCTTGAGAAATCCCATGTGTCGCGCCCAATCCGAAGAATGCGCCTGGTTGCGTGCGCGCTCTTTGTTCGCTCCACATACTCAGCTTTAAGCACCCTGCGGAACTGCTCTGGCACCACGCGCAAAGCTCTGTCGATCTCCATTGCGTGGTCCTGCCCCATCTCCGCAATTTGCAATCTGTCCTCACGATTTGCAGGAATCCTGTATCTCCCCTCTGCACTGGCACAACGGCGCTTTTTGTAGCGATCCTGTGCCCAGAGTCCGTAACGGATCAGTAACTCTTCGGGCTGGCGCAGTTCGGGAGGCGTGACGTTGAATGGGATGTTTTCACGCTTCATGCTGGCACCCTTTCAATAACGCAACCTGCCTTTGTGATGGTGTTTGGCCCGCGCTGGCGCAGGATTCGCTTTACGTTGGCATCTGTGTGTGCACACGCGGCTTTGAAATCCTTGTGTGTGATTTCGCTCAATAGGTCTCCGTACACACTGGCTACCTCACGAATCGTTGCCAGCTCTTCGGCTTTGAATGCCCTGACCCCTGTCTTTTGCTGGCGATCCAGCGCGGAGACGAATGCCGCTTGCGCCTCTGCGATGAATCCCTGATCGTCCACGCGCTTGATGTGCAACATGGATTCAATACGATTAAGAGCAAAAAAGAGCGGGTTCCAATCCTCCAGCGGATCCCAGTTACCCTGCGCCAATTGCTCGGTGGCGGTGATGACCGGGGCCATCTGTTCATTCCACTCTGCCGTGGTCAGCTTGGATGCTTGGAACATGGCGTGCTCAATCGGGTTGAGTCTTGCCCAGTGTTTTCTCTTGCACTGCTTTTTCATTTCCATTTCCTCATGCGGCGCAGGCGCTTACCCATGACCGCCTTAAAGCGGTAGAGGTATTCCCTGCTGAACTTTTTTGATTTGGGCTGGTTATCCAGCCACTCAATGCGGTCGGGTCCGTAGCCTGGTTTGACCAACAGACCACGGATGAACCCTTCGCGGTTTCCGCCCTTGAAGTAGTTGCACTGCTCACATGCTTTATGGATGTTCCAAAGGTGAAACTGAAGCGATGAACAACCACCGTGGGCGCGGTAATGGGAGCCGTGCCATACACCTTGGTAGTTCGGTCCCATGTGGCAAGAGATGCAGCCGTCATTGCGGTCTCGGATGCGCGCAATCTCTTGGACGATTGCGCGGCATTCCGATTCCAGCTGAGAGACACTTTTAAGTGCTTCTTTGCGGCGGCGGGTTTCAGCCCTCTCCACTTTGGCGGCGGCGCGGGCCTGTTTCTCTGCTTTGCGCTTTGCTTTTGCCTCCTCGGCGTCTGCATAAGCGTCGATACAAGCAGGGTGGATGTGCTGGCCGGGTTCGAGCTTTCCCTTGCAGTGGGGGCACCTTGTTCTGCGAAAGGTCATAGCGCCATCAACAAAGCAACAAGCAGCACCCAGCCGCTGTATTCAATTCCGAAGTGCAGGCCCGCCATACCCATGCCAACCAAAACAACTGCGGCGATGTATCTCATTGCCAACCCTCCGGCGCACGAAACCGCACACCCTTTTCAGCCCCAAAGGCCTCCATCAGCTCTTGCAGCTCACACATCTCAGCCTTGGTCATCTTGGATGTGGACTGGCCGCAGACGACGAAACCGCCATCCAGGCCGGGCACGACCTTTGTGCGCTTGAGGGATGCGCTGAAGACGTCTTTCCACTCTTCTTGGGTCAGCTTCTGTCCGTACCAATCCACCTGGGCGGCTATGTCAGCCAACATGGCCCACAGCCTGCGGTTCTGCGCATCACTGCGCTTCTCCGGGCGAATCTCCAACGTCAGCCGCTGGTCACCGGCCATCAGCCAGCCCTTGGCGTGGTGCCATGCATTCATGATTGCCTTGTGGGCCTGCACAGGCTCCCACAGGCTCAGGGTGATGCGTTCAGCCATGCGATACCCCCAAACCCAAAAACTCCCCGCGCAGCGCCGAGGCTTTGGCTATGTAAGCCGCAAAAGCTTCTTCCGGCGTCACGAACCGTCCAACATAGAACTTGCGGCCATTCACCTCTATTTGAGCTCTCCACTTCTGATACTGCTGGTCCCATGTGACCCCACGATAACCAGATGCGGTGCACGTTTTTCGCGGCTTGTTCCATTCGTTTTCCGCCCTGCTCACTACGCGCAAGTTAGATATGCGGTTGTCGTCCTTTTTGCCATTGATGTGGTCAATCTCACTAGCGGGCCAAACGCCGTAAAACATGAGCCATGCAAGCCTATGGGCCATGTATTGCTTCCCATCAACTCTTATCCGCCTGTAGCCGTCAGGGTTTATATGACCAGCATGGGAACCCTTCCGCGCAGTTCCGCCACGATTGGCGCGCTGAATTAACGCGCCTGTTTCAGGCTGGTACTCAAACAGCGAATTGACCCGCTCAAATGAAGGTCCACACGCTTCTTTTTGAATAACGCTACTTTTCATGGCGTCTTGCCTCCTGCGCGTCAATTTCCTCGATTGCGCGCTGCAGGTATATGGCCTGGTCTAGGGCTTCCTGCTTTGCGTGGACAAGCCACTCCCGCAGGCTCAGCGGGTTCTCTGCAACGGTGGTGCCGTACTTGTTTATTCCCATTTGCTGGCGGGCTGCAATCTCGGTGCAGATGCGGGCTTCTGTGCCGTCAGGGAGAAATACTCCTACCGTCATACGCCCTCCTTTTGGCCTCGGGCGCGGATTGCTTCAACGCAATCGTCTGCGCCCATCTCAGCGGGCACCATGCCATCAGGAAAGCAGCCGCGATGCTGCTCTTCGTACCTGCGCGCCACTTCTGCGCAGGCCTTCTCGCACGCCTCACGCTCCTTGGCTGCTGCCTTTTCGGTTACCAGATCGGCGAATCTGGCAAGCTCGTCAACACTCAAAGGCGATGCAGTGACTTGCATCTCCACCCCACACAACAGCACCATGGTCTCTAAAGAGATTTCAGCCTCCCGCGCCATTGCAATGATTTCTTCGTGTGTCATGCTGCAAGTCCTTCCCCAAAAAGCAAAGCATCCAGTTGCTCGCGCTTTTGCTCGCGCGGAATATCTGCGCGGATAACGGTGTTGAGCTTGTTCGTCAGCTTGCGCTCCGCACACGCAAAGATGACTTCAGCAAGGCGATGACTGGTGCCGAATGCACAAACGTTTTTGCACAGCGGCAGCACGTTCAATCCAAGATTTGCCGACAGCAGTGCGTCAATTCCGTAGTTGCCAATCAACCCGTGCAACTCGGCATACATCGCAGCTTCTTTTTTGGGGAGCGCGCCGCCGGTTCTCCCGATGTAAAGCCAACCCTTGCCACGGATTGGCACGGCGCTGGTGTTCATGTCGCGGAACAGTTGATCGGCTTGCCGGGTGGCAACGATGCATTCCACAGTCTTCCAGCCCAGTTGCTTTACGGCGGTCAGCCTACGGTTTCCATCCACTAAATCGCGCTCTGCGGTAATCAACAATGGATACTGCAATCCATGGTCTTTTATCGTGTCCACCAGCTTCGTGAGAGCGGCACCTTCTGCCGTGCGCCCCGGCGGGTTGTACGGGGTGTGACGAATGGTGTGAACCGGCACAAGAACAATCTTGCGGTCTGATACCTCTGCGTCAAAGATCACTCGGTCTTTCATCACATCACTCCCAATGCTTGCCTTGTTGCTTCGATGACTCGATGCGCCGTAGCACATCTGCTTTGATTCCGCTGAACAGCGGGACTTGATCCAGCTCGTTGAGCCTGTGCCACACGTATTGCTTCCATCCCTGTTGCAGGGCTAGGCTTGTGAGGTGCTGGGCTTGCTTTTCGTACTCTGCGCATGTCAAAGCTCCTCCCCGTACTTGCTGGCAGGCTTCTTCGCAGCCAAGCTCTCGGTCGATTCGTTCCAGCGCTGGTACTGGCCTTCAAAGTGCAGAGCCACCTGTCCGGTGCGCCCGCCGCGCACCTTGGCCATGTCCAGCCCGTTGAGCTGGTAGCCCTCCTTCTTCTCCTGGCACCACATCAGCATCACTACATCGGCGTCTTCCTCAATAGCGCCGGACTCCTTCAAGTCAGATAGTTGAGGGCGGCCTGATGTGCGCTTCTCCACTTCGCGGTTCAACTGCGACAGCGTGAGGATGGCAATGTCCAACTGCTTTGCCAGGGCCTTCAGGCCGCGCGAGATTTCTTCCAACTGGTGGTGACGCGACAGCTTGGGGTTTGTGGTGCCGCACAGCTGGATGTAGTCCAACACCAGCAGCTTGATGTCGTTCTTGCGCTTGAGCATCCGGGCCTTGGCAGCGATCTCCGGCAGCGTCATGGCGGGCTGCTCGTCAAAGTACAGCGGCAGGTCACGCATTTGCTCTATGGCGTCGGTGAGGCGCGTCCACTCTTCGTCCTGCAGCTTGCCCAAGCTGTAGCGCTCCATGTCGATCCGGCCAACACAACAGATGGCGCGGTCGGTCATTTCCTGACAACTCATCTCCATGGAGAACATGGCGGCGGCGTGCCCGTCAAGTGCCAAGTTCACGCAAATTTGCTCTGCCAGTGAAGATTTACCAACGCTTGGACGCGCTGCCAGAATCATCTGCTTTCCGCCTTTCAGCCCTCCGCCTAAGCGGCGGTCAATGCTCGGAATCCGGGTCGGGATTCCCGGATCAACAGTCCCATCAGCAAAGGATTGAATGCGGTCAATCGCGCCAGTGATGAACTCTTGAATGGCCTGTGGCCTGCCCTTTGCGGCCTTCTCCTGCAGCTGCTCAAGCATCGCTTGGGCTTGGCCGATACGGTCCTGCACGGGCTGTGCAAAGTCGAATGCCACCGTCTTCACATCGTCCGCGGCGGTCAGCAGGCGGCGCGACAGGTGCTTTTCAGCCACGATCTGTGCATAGTGGCGGGCATGGCGCGCACTGGACGCCGCTTGCGAAAAGTTGTTCAGGTCAATCAGCGACACGCCACGTGCAGCCACCAATTCGTGCACCGTCAGCACATCTGCAGGCTTGCCAGACATCACCAATGAGGCGATTGCATCAAAGGTGATGCCTGCGCGCTCGTCGTGAAAAGAGTCGGCGGTCAACAGGTCCGCAACGTTGTCGAATGCGTTGTTGTCCAGCAGGATGGCACTCAACACGCCCGCTTCCGCATCCGGAGCCCATGGCAGGTTGAATTCTTCGGGTAGGTCGTTCAAGTTCATGTTTGCACCTGTGTTTTTTCGAGTACGTGTTTCTTGCCCTTCTCGGACAGCAGAAAATCAAAGTCGCACTGCCATCCCTCGTGGCCAGGGGCTTTGCTGCCACGACCCATCAAAAAATCGTTGTGTCTGGCACGGTCGAAGTACCCGCCAATCCAGAGCAGCGCCTGCTCTGCGGTCTCTGCGCGCTTGGTGCCGTCAGACTTTTTGCTCGTCAGGACGAACTTCCAAAAGCTGCGCACGGCCTTCTGGCGGGCATCGTTCATCACCCGAACGGCTGGCAGTTCTGGCAAGACCTCGTGGTACAGGTTGACCACGGATTGGGTGTCGCAGCGTGGCAGTGCGTCGGCCTTGCCGACAGAACCGTTAGGTTCTTCTTTTCTGTTCTGTTCTGTATCTGTATCTGTATCTAGGCCGTTAGCTTGCTGTTTCTGTAACGTTACATCGTCGTTACCAACCTGCATTTGCTTCTCTTTTTGTAGCGCACGATGCTTTGCCACTCTCTCTCTGCTGGAGTCCGATGCAAATTGCCGCTTCTCCCAGTTGAGAAGATTCCAAGCGGAATCAATGAACCCCTTCTTGACGAAAAGAGCCTTGGTTTCCGCCAGCTCCTCGTTACTGATTCGGAGTTGAAACGCGATCTCTTCGTCCTGTAACGTTACAAGGGTGTTACTGCAACGCAGGCACATCAACATGAGGTAACGGCGCTGCATTACTTCGCTCATCATTTGCACCTTGGCATCTGTAGCGAACTCGGAATACATGCGGAACCATTGATTTGCCATCAGTGCACCTTGCTCACGCACACAGCCTCACGCGCAGCAATGCGGGCCTGTGTGAGTGCGTTCATTTCTCTCATCTGGCGGCGGGCTTCGTCCCGGTCCCCCAGGGCCAATGCCAGCTCCATGCGCTTTCCTGCGGCCTGAGCGTCCAGGTCGCGGATGCTGTCGATCAGTTGGGCGATGTGCTGGTCTTGCATCGGATTACTCCTTGACCACAGCCCGCATACCAACGCGAGAGG